TTCAACAACGGTAAATACAACAGCAGGAAAAGGATATTTTTTAGACACTAACGCTGGTGTAATTGAGGCATTTTTACCTACATCACCAACAAGAGGTGATCGAGTTGTACTTGCTGATTATTCAGGTACATTTGCTACTAACCAATGTATTGTAAACACAGGCGGTGCTTTATTAGACAGTACAGCAGGAAACGATTTCAAACTTACAGCAAATAATACGATAGCAGAATTTATTTACGTTGACGCCGCTAAAGGTTGGCTTGTTTATTTAAATCAAGCGGCTGGTACAACACCAAGTTCAGCTTTAGAGGGTTTTGGTGGTTACGATACTCCAGAGCCATTTATTGCTGCTACAGGTGGAACAGTTACTACTTCAGGTGATTACAAAATTCATACATTTACAGGTGATGGTTGTTTTGTTGTATCTAGCACAGGTTTAGGTACTCCCACAAATCCAAGCACAGTAGATTATCTAGTAGTGGCAGGTGGAGGCGGATCACCTATACAAAATTATACTGGTGGTGGAGGTGCTGGTGGTTATAGAGAATCAACAGGAAATTCAGGCTGTTACACAGCAAGTCCTTTAGCAACACCAACAGGTGTTACAGTTACATCAACAACCTATCCAGTTACAGTTGGAGCTGGAGGAGGAGTAGGTTCAGCACCTGTTCCAGCTTCAAATGGCTCACCTTCAGTTTTTTCAACAATTACATCTGCTGGTGGCGGTTACGGAGGATCAGATCCAAATGGTGCGCCACAAGTAGGAGGATCAGGAGGTTCAGGTGGTGGTGGAGGATATACAGTTCACGCATTATCTCCAGGAGGAGCAGGAAATACTCCACCTACAAGTCCTCCTCAAGGAAATAATGGAGGCTTAGGCCACGCTCAACCTAGTGGTTTTGGTGCTAATGGAGGAGGTGGTGGTGGAGCTGGAGCAGCTGGACAAAATGCTACTTTACCAGGACAAGCAGGACAAGGTGGTGATGGAGTTGGAACAGCAATTAATCCTGCGGTAGGAACTCCAGGACCAAACGGCGCTTTAAGATATTTTGCTGGCGGTGGTGGAGGAGCACAACATTCTGGTTCACCAGCATCACCAAGACCTGGAGGAGTTGGAGGGGGTGGAGCAGGAAATGTTAGTGAATTTGAACCACCAGTATGTGGTACAGCAGGCACAGCAAATACAGGTGGCGGTGCTGGGTCTAAAAATGCGACTGGCGGTAAAGGAATTGTAATTATAAGATACAAATTCCAGTAATTTAAAACTGTTATATATACTATATTATTATTTGAACGAGGAAATTAAAAAATGAATTTGAAAAACTACTATTACTATTTTCAATCAGCATTAACACCAAAACTATGTGATGACATAATCGCATACGGTAAATCACATCAACCAGAAATGGCTGTGACAGGTGGTTATGATAGATCAAATGGTAAGATGTCTAAAAAAGACCTTAACAATATGCAGAAAAAAAGAAAATCTGATATTGTTTGGATGGCTGATCGTTGGATTTATAAAGAAATACACCCTTATATACACGAAGCAAATAGAGCCGCTGGTTGGAATTTTGAATGGGACTGGTCAGAGTCTTGTCAATTTACCAAATACGGTGTTGGTCAATACTATGGCTGGCATTGTGATAGTTGGGAAGTACCTTATAAAAGAAAACAAAATGATGATGGTACTTGGCCAATGGATCACGGCAAAATAAGAAAATTATCTGTAACCATATCATTAAACGACCCAACAGAATATGATGGTGGTAATTTAGAATTTGATTTTAGAAATCAAGTAGATTGGGAAAGAAATAAAAAGAAAGCAATTAAGTCTTGTGATGAAATAAGACCACGTGGTTCTATTATTGTATTTCCTAGTTTTGTATGGCATAGAGTAGCGCCAGTAACAAGTGGTACAAGATATTCGTTAGTAATTTGGAACCTGGGGTACCCTTTTAGGTAATGGATATATATTAGTGAAAATATGAAGTGGAGTATAAAATGACAAAAGATGTAATGAACACAAATTGGTATTTCAACACGCCTGTGTATACCATAGAAAAACCAGAATGGCTTAACTCAGCGATTAAGGCCACAGATAAGTTTATAGATGAGGCCTATAAAAGAGAAAAGCCTAGATTAAAAGAACGAGAAAAGTTTTTAGGCAAACAAGATTTTAAAAAAGTAAAAGATCACGGTTGGTCTTATCACTCAACACCATTAAATGGTGATCCTGGTTTAAAAGAATTAGAACAATACATTGGTGCTACATCTTGGAATCTATTAGATGAATGGGGTTACAAGATGGAAGACTATACAATGTTCTTTACAGAATTTTGGGTACAAGAATTTGCCAAATCTGGTGGTGGACATCACAGTACACACGTTCATTGGGATAATCATATTTCTGGATTTTACTTTTTAAAGTGTTCTGATAAAACATCTTATCCTGTATTCCACGATCCAAGAGCAGGTGCTATGATGACTAAATTGCCTATGAAAGAAAGAGATAAAATAAGTCCTATGTCTGATATGATACATATTAAACCAAAACCAGGAACACTAATATTCTTTCCCTCATACGTAGCCCACGAGTATGCGGTAGATGATGGAGTAGAAGATTTTAGATTTATTCACTTTAACTTACAAGCAGTAAGAAATATAATAGTGAATGCAGCAAAAGGAATGAAATAATGAAAGCAAAATTTAAAAATAATCATTTTATAGTTATAAAAGAAGCCATTGATCCAAAAGTTGCTAACTTTGTGTACAATTACTTTTTAATGAAAAGACAGGTAGCAAGAACATTCTTTGATACAAAATATATATCGCCTTATACAACAGAATGGGGTGTATGGAATGATGAACAAGTACCAAACACATATTCACATTACGCTGACACAGCTATGGAAACTTTATTACTTGCTGTTCAACCAAAGATGGAAAAACTTACAGGTATCACATTAAATCCTACTTACTCTTATGCTCGTATCTATAAAAAAGGTGATGTGTTAAAAAGACATAAAGATAGATTTAGTTGTGAGATTTCAACAACATTAAATCTTGGTGGTGATGAATGGCCAATTTACTTGGAGAATAAAAAAAATGTAGGAATACCAGGTCAAAAAGATAAAGATGGAAATGAATATACTGCCAAGTCTAGTAATAAAGGTTCTAAAATAATTTTAAAACCAGGTGATATGTTAGTTTATAAAGGTATGATATTAGAACATTGGCGAGAAACATTTTTAGGTGAAGATTGTGCTCAAGTCTTTTTACATTATAATGATGTAAACTCTAAGGTTGGAAATGCTGACCAAAATATTTTTGATGGCAGACCTCATTTAGGATTACCTAGTTATTATAAAGGTATGAAGTTGAACCAATAACAACTCATAAATAGTATTATGAGCAAATTGGAAGAAAAAGTCAATGAAATTTTAGGTATTGAATCAAAAGAACCTAAACAAAATAAAGAGTTTAAACCTTTAGTACCACGTAAAGAAGATAAAGAATCTCCAGACGTTGATAATGATTACAAGTATAGTAGAGAAAACTATTACAATCTTATAGAAAGAGGACAAGAAGCTATAGAAGGCATACTTGATGTGGCTAGAGAAGGCCAACATCCAAGAGCTTATGAGGTGGCTGGTGCTCTAATTAAAAACGTTGCGGACACAGTAGATAAACTACAAGACTTACAAAAGAAACTAAAAGATTTAAAAGAGTTGCCTAAAACAGCCAATCAACAAATTAAAAATGCTTTATTTGTTGGCTCTACAGCTGAATTACAAAAAATGTTAAAAGGAAAAAATAATGAAGATATTGAAAGCAAAACACGAGAACCTAAAATCGTTTCCGAAACTAAAGAAACAGATATTTCAAATTAGCGATTTAGCTTATATAAAGTATTATGAAGAACACGGTGTCTATAATTTAGGTACTGATAAAGGGTTTGAAATGGTAGACCCTATATTAATAAACAAACATACTGTTTCTGAGGTGTCCAGATATGGAGCTAATGGCAGTAAATACTTTGAAAAAGAATATTCTGTAGTACGAGGTAATCAAAGAGTTACACTTGCTAAAAAATTAGGTTATACTCATATAGAAGGAGTTTTATTACCAGAGTAATATGACAGACGCATATCTAGGAAATCCCAATCTTAAAAAGGTTAACACTCCTGTAGAATATACGGAAGAACAAATTGTTGAATATAAAAAGTGTAGTGAAAACCCTCTATACTTTATGGAAAAATATATTCAAATTGTTTCACTAGACCACGGTTTAGTACCTTTTAAGATGTATGAGTTTCAAAAAAAGATAGTTGAAACTATACACGACAATAGATTTACAATCTGTAAACTTCCTAGACAATCAGGTAAATCAACAACAACAATTTCTTATCTATTACATTATGCTTTATTTAATCCAAATTCAAACATAGCCATTCTAGCAAACAAATCATCTACGGCTAGAGATATATTAGGCCGTTTACAATTAGCTTATGAAAATTTACCAAAATGGTTACAACAAGGTGTAATTAACTGGAATAAAGGATCAATCGAATTAGAAAATAAATCTACCATAGTGGCGGCTGCTACTTCATCAAGTGCTATTCGAGGAGGTTCTTATAACATAATATTCCTTGATGAGTTTGCTTTCGTACCAACCAATATAGCTGAAATGTTTTTTAGTTCAGTTTATCCTACTATATCTGCTGGTCAAAATACAAAAATGATAATCGTATCTACACCTTATGGTATGAATCAATTTTATAAATTATGGGTTGACGCTGAAAATAAAAGAAACGATTACATACCAATAGAAGTACATTGGTCGGAAGTTCCAGGTAGAGATGAAGCTTGGAAAGAGATGACAATTAGAAACACATCTCCTGAGCAGTTTCAACAAGAGTTTGAATGTGAATTTTTAGGTTCAGTTAACACTTTAATATCACCTGCTAAAATTAAATCTATGCCTTATATGAATCCTGTTAAGTCTTCAGGTAGTGTAGAAGTTTATGAAGCACCTATTAAAGGACACACATATGTTTGTACTGTTGACGTAGCAAGAGGTGTTGATAAAGACTATTCAGCCTTTGTTGTATTTGATGTTACAAAAATGCCTTACAAAGTTGTAGCTCTATATAAGAACAATGAAGTTAAACCTTTTGTTTTTCCTAATATCATAGAACAAGTTTGTAAAGGTTATAACAGAGCTCACATATTAACCGAAGTCAATGACATAGGCCAACAGATTGCTGAAGCTTTACAATTTGAAATTGAGTATGATAATCTTATGATGACTACTCAAAAAGGTAGAGCTGGACAAATTTTAGGTGCTATGTTTAGTGGTCGAGGTACATCTTTAGGTGTACGTATGACAAAACAGATTAAAAGAATAGGTTGTGCTAACATTAAAACACTTGTAGAAGGCGATAAGTTAGTAATCAATTCTTTTAAGATTATAGAAGAAATATCAACTTTTACCAAAAGAGGTCAAAGTTGGCAGGCTGAAGACGGATCAAATGATGATTTGATGATGTGTTTAGTTATATTTGGTTGGTTATCTAATCAACCTTATTTTAAAGAGTTGACTAATACAAATGCTCGTTTAAAGATGTATGAGGAACAACAAAATCTTATAGAACAAGATATGGCTCCTTTTGGATTCTTAGATGACGGTATTAATGAACACGAACAATCAACTGTTGATGAGTATGGTGACAGATGGTTTCCTGTTGTTCGAAAGGGACAATAGTGTAATTTATGGTTATTATAAATATCAATAAGTAATGAAACTTTGATTATGGGCGTATGAATAATACGACTTTTGAACATTAACAATAATTAGCTAATTAAAAGGAGAGAAAACCTATGGCATTTCAAGTATCACCAGGTGTTCTCGTACAAGAAAAAGATTTAACTAGAATTATACCAGCAGTATCAACTTCAATTGGTGCTATTGCAGGCGAATTTCGTAAAGGACCTTTAGAAGAGGTTGTGGCTATCTCTAGTGAACAAGAGCTTGTAGATGTTTTCGGTAAACCAGATTCAAATAACTTTGAATACTTTTTTACTGCTGCTAACTTTCTACAATACTCTAATGCTTTGAGAGTAGTACGAGCAACTAATACAAGCGTATCCAATGCTAACACAACTGGATCAAGTGTACAAATCAAAAATAATGATGACTACACTTCAAATTATTCAGCTGGACAAGGCGTTGTAGGTACGTGGGCAGCAAGAACAGCAGGAGCTTGGGGTAATAACCTACTAGTTTCTGTTTGTGAATCTGCTGAAGCTTTTGAAAAACAAGGCGTAACAACTGTAAACGACTCTGCTACAGCAGTAGGCGACACAACAGTAATTTTAACAAGTTCGGCAAGTATAAACGTTGGCGACATTATAGCATTTTCTGCTACAGCGGCAACTAACGACTATACAGACGGACACGAATATAGAGTAACAGCAAATAATACAGGTACTAATACTATCACTATCGTTAGAAAAGAATCAGGTTCAGGTGGCTTACACGCTGCTATAACTGATGGTTGTAACGTTAGAAGAAGATGGAGATATTATGACTCAGTTGACGGTGCTCCAGGCACATCAACATATGCTTCTAACAGAAGCGGATCAAATGATGAGATGCACATTGTAGTCGTTGACGAAGATGGTGGCATTTCAGGTACAGTTGGTCAAGTATTAGAAACTTACTCTAAAGTATCTAAAGGTGCGGATGCGAAAACTAACGAAGGCGGAACTAACTACTATCCAGATGTGATTTTTAATAGATCATCATACATCTATTGGATGGATCATTCTACATTAGGAGTTACTAATGGTTTTGGTTCAAACGTAGCTAGTAAAAACTTTGATAGTACATCAGCTATTACAGCACCAGTATCAACATCACTATCAGCAGGTTCAGATGGTTCAGCAGTAACAGCTGGCCAATTGAAAACAGCGTATGAAAAATTTGAAGACGCTGAAACTGTTGACGTTGGTTTAATCATTGGTGGTAAAACGCCAAATGAAACAATTGGAACTCCAGGCGATGGTAAAAATCACGTAAATGATATTTTACAAATTGCTGAGAACAGAAAAGACGCTATTGCGTTTGTTTCTCCTCCAAGAAACCACGTTGTTGACATAACTAATACAACTACAATCACTAATAATATTATTGACTTCTATGATGATGTTAATTCATCTTCATATGTTGTTTTTGATAGTGGTTACAAATATATGTACGACAGATACAATGACGTATATAGATATGTACCATTAAATGGTGATATGGCTGGTTTGGCCGCTAGAACGGACTTAACAGCTGACGCTTGGTACTCACCTGCTGGCTTTAACAGAGGTCAAGTAAGAGGCGTAGTTAAATTAGCTTACAATCCAACTAAAGCACAAAGAGATCAATTGTATCCT